ACTCTGAATGGCTGTTAAAATGTACAGGAAAGAGGTATCGCTATGCTTCGTAAAGTAAAGCTATATGGAGAGTTAGCCAAATTTGTCGGACACAAAGAGTTCGAGGTCCAAGTAGACACAGTTGGTAAAGCTGTCAGTTTTTTAATACATAACTTTCCAGGCATAGAGTCTTACATGAGTCCAAAACATTATCAGGTAAAAGTTGGTGATTACGATGTAGATAAAGAAGAGATACACCACCCCGTAGGGAAACAAGACATACATTTTATTCCTGTAATTAGTGGTGCTGGAAGAGGTCTGGGAAAACTATTATTAGGAGCAGTTTTAATTGGTATAGCTATAGCAGCACCAGGAGCAGGATTCGCTTTGGGTAAAGGAGGTTTTGGTTTTATAGCCACTGGTGCAGCCCCTAGTGCTTTTATGGCAACAGTAGGAAATATAGGTGTGGCTTTACTTTTGTCAGGAGTAAGTGAAATGTTATTTCCTTTACCAGAACCACAAAAATTTAGTTCTGAAGAAGATCCACAACTATCATTTAGCTTTAGTGGAGTGCAAAACACCTCTAGGGCTGGCACTCCTGTTCCAATAGTTTATGGTGAAATAATTACAGGAAGTGTTGTAATAAGTGCAGCTATTGACACTAACCAGGTAGAAGCATGACAGACAAAACTAAAATTATTAGAGGATCTGGAGGACCACCAGCAGCACCCCCACCTCCTTATCGTGCTCCTGATACTTTACACAGCAGAAGTTTTGCTACTGTCCAAGATTTAATATCTGAAGGGGAGATAGAAGGTTTTGCTAGTGCATCAAAAGAAGAACTTACAAAAGGAACTACAGCTTATAACAATGCCAGTTTAAAAGATGTTTTTCTTAATGACACTCCAATACTAGATTCCACTGCTACAAGTGCTAGTCCTGCTGATACTGACTTTAACTTTCAAGATGTAACCTTCAAATCCAAGTTTGGAACGTCAAACCAAACTGCCATGAGTGGTATTCCTGCCGAAAGTAGATCACCTACTGGTGTTGGAGTTGTTGTTCAAAACAGTGATGGTACAGATGCAGAAGGGATCATTGGTTCGGTAGTTAGACAGATTTCAAATACAGATGTAGACGCAGTAATTGTCACTTTAACTTGGCCTCAGATACAAGTTGCTGAAGATAATGGAGATATTAATGGAGATACTGTTGAATACAAAATACAACTTCAACATGACTCTGGAGGATATGTAGATAAAATAAGCACTTCCGTTAGCGGTAGAACTGCTGATGCTTACTCCAGAGATCATAGAATAGAATTGACACCTGGATTTACAACAGTAGACATAAGAGTAATTCGTGTCACAGCAGATAGTTCAGAGGCCAATAGAGTAAACGCTTTTCAATTCACAAGTTTTCAAGAAGTCATAGATAACAGTTCTACTTACGCCAATAGTGCTTATGTAGCACTCCGTTTAGATAGTAAACAATTTAATCGTATACCTTCAAGAAAATATCGTATTAGAGGAATAAAAGTAAGAATACCAGGGGCAGGAGCATCTGGAACTGGTACACCAACAGTTGATATTCAAACTGGAAGAATACAGTATCCAACTGGCTATGTTTTTAACGGAGTAATGGGGGCAGCTACTTATACAAACTGTCCAGCAATGTGTTTACTCGATCTTCTCACAAACACGAGATATGGCCTAGGAAATCACATAGTTGATAGCAACATAGATTTATTTAGTTTTGTTGCTGCCAGCAAATACGCAAATGAAGAAGTAGATGATGGAACGGGATCTGGTGCAAAAGAAGCTAGGTTTAGTTGTAATGTAAATATTCAAAGTCCGAAAGAAGCATTTGCAGCAATAAATGATTTAGCTGGCGTTATGAGATGTATGCCTATCTGGTCTGCTGGAGGTATAACTTTGGCTCAAGATAAACCAACAACAGCTAGTTATCTGTTTAATTTAGCCAATGTAGGAGAAGGTGGTTTTAGTTATTCAGGAAGTAGTTTAAAAACTAGACATAGTGTTGTTTCCGTTAGTTATTTTAATATGGATTCAAAGGAAGTTGACTTTGAAGTAGTAGAAGATGCACCATCTATAGCAAAATTTGGAACGATAATAAAACAGGTAAAAGCATTTGCTTGCACCTCCCGTAATCAAGCTGCGAGACTTGGAAGAGCAATACTTTTTGCTGAACAAAATGAGTCTGAAACAATTACTTTTTCAACTTCGATTGACGCTGGAATTGTTGTAAGACCAGGAGCTGTTATCGAAGTAAACGATCCAGTAAGGGCAGGAGCTAGAAGAGGAGGTCGTATCGTTTCAGCAACTACTACCACTGTAACTATTGACGCTTTAGCACAAACAACTTTGCCTTCTTTAACTGATTCTCCGACAATAAGTGTAATTTTGAGTGATGGAACAGTAGAAACTGGAGTAATATCAAGCACAGCAAATGCAGTATTGACAGTAAATAGTGTTACTAAGTTAAACGATCAAGGAGAAACTGTAACTCAATCAGCATTTTCTTCAGCACCTCAAGCAAATTCGCCCTATTTAATATCTAGTAATTCGTTACAGACTCAATTATTTAGAGTAATTCAAGTGCAAGAACAAGATGATATTAATTATGTAATTACAGGTTTGTCCTATGTGGAAGCTAAATATGACTTTATAGACGATCCAACTATTACTTTACCTACAAGAAACATATCATTATTAAATGTTCCTGCCCCTGCTCCTAGCAACTTAACAGTTACAGAAAAAACAGTTGTTATAAACAGCATTGCCAGAAGTAAATTAATTGTAGATTGGCAGCCCGTTGATGGCGTTACTCAATATTTAGTTAATTACAAAGTAGAAAATGGTAACTATGTATCTCAAATCGTTTTTAGTAGTGACTTTGAACTTTTAGATACTGTTAAGTCAACATACACAATTCAAGTATTTTCGTATAATGCAGCATTATTTTTATCAGCTAATCCTGCTGAAACAACATTTACTGCTCAAGGTAAAACTGCTTTACCAGAAGATGTATCTGGTTTAACTATTGAACCTATTAATGAACAGTTTGTAAGATTAAGATTCACACAAGCAACTGCTATAGATGTTCTTCATGGTGGTCGAGTTTATGTAAGACATACAAATCAATCTGGAGGAGCTGCTTCTTTCCAAGCTGCTCAAGATGTAATCGAGGCTGTAGCTGGTAATGCTACAGAGGTCATAGCTCCTGCTCTTCCAGGGACTTATCTTCTTAAGTTTCAAGATGATGGAGGTAGATTTAGCACTAATGCAGCAAGCGTATCTTTATCTATTGTTGATATTCTTGATTCTATTACTGTAAAAACTGACAGAGAAGATACAGATGGAACACCATACAATGGAACAAAGTCAAATGTTGTATATGATTCATCTCTTGGTGGATTGAAGCTTACAGATCCAACTGCAAATGCAACTGGCACTTATGACTTTGTAGATACTCTTGATTTAGGTGGTACATTCTCACTTGTCTTAAAAAGACATTTTCAAGGAGTTGGTTTTTATACAGGAGATCAATTCGATAACAGAACAGACAATATAGATACTTGGACAGATTTTGATGGAACTATTGCTAATGATGTAAACGCAAAGATAGCGGTACGAACCACAACTGATGACCCTTCAAGTTCTCCAACATATACATCGTTCAATGATTTTGCTAATGGAACATTTAAAGGTAGAGGATTTCAGTTCAGAATTACTATAGACACAGCAGATACAGCACAAAATATGAATCTTCAACAAGCAGGGTACACAGCTACTATGCCTTCAAGAACAGAGCAATCATCTGTCATAGCATCTGGAGCAGGAGCAAAAGCAGTTACATTTACATCACCATTTTTTGTTGGAACGTCTGCATTAGGAAATTTAAATAGTTTCTTGCCTTCTGTTAATATTTCTCCACAGAATATGGCAACTGGCGATTACTTTGAACTTAGTAGTATATCTGGAACTGGCTTTACAGTTCATTTTAAAAACTCAAGTAATGCTAGTATTGATAGGAACTTTACCTACAGTGCTGTTGGTTTCGGCAAAGGAGGGTAACATGGAGAAAAATAGTATTTAACTGTGGCTGACGTAACTAATTACACTATTGAAAACGCATCTGGAGCGAACGTAAGGACTGACCTTAATAATGTTTTTGCTGCGATCCAGTCTAGTAATTCTAAATCAACTGACCTAGCTTCAAGTCAATGTGTAGCTGGTATGCCCTTTTTAAATACCACTACAAACATTTTAAAGATAAGAAACTCAAGTAATGGTGCTTTCACTGAAATAGGAAATATAAACGAAACTAATTTAGGTTTATTATCTAAAGCTGGCGGTACTATGACAGGTGCATTGTTAATAGATAATTCAACAAGTGCATCAACTCCAGCCTTAAGTTTTGATGGGGATACAGATTTAGGTTTATTTAGAAAGTCTGCAAATGTTATGGGATTTTCTTCATCAGGCACGGAACAAATGACATTTGATGCTAATGGCATCACATTAAATAATGAAAATGAAATCAGATTTAGTGAAGGTACATCTAATGGTACAAACTACATAACAGTAAAAGCACCTGCATCTGTAGCCTCAAATAGAACATTAACTCTCCCTGATGAAACAGGAACTTTACTAACTTCTGGTACGGGCATAGCTTCTACAAGTGTCACGGGAGTTTTATTTGCATTAGGCAGTACTTCTATTTCTAGAGGTGACACTGTATCCACAGTAAAAATAAACACATTGCAAGATGAAAGCGGTAATAATGCTTCAACAACAGAACAAATTGCACAAGGTAGAGCAAAAATATGGTGTGCCTTTAACCAAAGTACAATCAATGATGATTTTGGTGTAGATTCTGTAACTGATAACGGAACTGGTAACTATACAGTTAATTTTACAAGTAATTTTTCAAATACTAATTATTGTGCTGTAGTAACTGGTGGAAATGGAACAAACTCACCTTGCGGTGTTGCAATTATGGAAAAGACCACGAGTGCTATTCGTATAACTACAACTGGTATGAATGTACAAATAAATCAACTTTCTGATTCTTCACTAACAGGTATTGCTATTTTTGCTGACTAATATCTGTTACGTTATACTAAAAGAAAAACTTCATGGCAATAATTCCAGGAAAAAAGAATTTTACTGTCCAACGTAGGGCAGATTTTCCAATAAAACTAACGTTTAAAGATTCCACTGGATCGGCAATAAGTTTGAATGGATATACAGTAGCAGCACAAGTTTATGATGAATCACGCACGACAAAGTATGCGGATTGGGCTATAACTTATACAGATAGAAGTAATGGAATTATTGACATGAATTTAGCTGACACAGATACAGCAAACTTTACTCCAAATATTTTATTTTATGACGTATTACTAACAGAACCAGGAGGCAACAAAGATTATTATTTAGAGGGTAAACTATTTGTAAGTGAAGGTTACACAGCATGAGCAGCACTCCTAATTCTGTAACTGTAAGTCAGGTTTCTGATGTAACTACAGTTGAAATTACCACAGTTGGTCCACAAGGTCCTGGATTTGACCTAACTTTAGATCATAGTGCAAAAGTTGATAATTCAGTTATGTACTATCAGCAAAGTAGTGGTAAGGTTATATTAGATAACAATGTTACTACGCTTAAACTCGTTGATGGAGGGAACTTCTGATGGCTAATACAATTAGAATTAAAAGATCAACTGGATCTAGTAACCCAACTTCCCTTGAAAATGCAGAAATAGCCTTTAGAGAAGGCGATGAAGTTTTAATTATTGGTAAAGGTACAGGAGGAGCAGGAGGATCTGCTACATCTATTGAAGCTATTGGTGGTAAGGGAGCATTTTTTGATAAAGCAACATCACAAACTGCAAATAGAGTATTAGCTGCACCTGATGGAAGTAATGGTGCACCTACATTTAGAGCATTAGTAAGTGACGATCTACCTTCAATAGCTCATACAAAAATATCTGATTTTGATACTGGAGTACGCACCAATACATTGGCAGAAATGGCTGCTCCTGCTGCTGCTGTATCTTTAAATTCACAGAAGATAACAAACTTAGCAGACCCTACTGCTGATGCTGATGCTGCAAACAAAGGCTATGTTGATGGAGTAGCTCAAGGATTAGATGTAAAAGATTCTGTAAAAGCAACCACAACAGCGAATGGCACATTAGCTTCTGCTTTTGCTAATGGTCAAACTATTGATGGTATTACATTAGCAACTAATGACAGAATACTCATTAAAGACCAAAGTACTCAGACAGAGAATGGTATCTATAAAGTCAATGCTTCTGGTGCTCCAACTAGGGTAGATGATTTAGCTACTGGTGCTGATGCTGCTGGTGCATTTGTTTTTGTAGAGCAGGGAACAGTAAACGCTGAAAATGGTTTTGTTTGTACTTCTAATAAAGGATCTGCTGTTGTAGGAACTAATAATCTTGTATTTTCACAGTTTTCTGGTGCTGGTCAGATTACAGCAGGAAATGGTTTAGAAAAATCTGGTAATACTTTATCTGCTGATCTTAAATCAAATGGTGGACTTGTTATTGAAT